GGAACGATGTCATTATTCGGATCGATCATTTCTTATCTCCCAAGCCGATAGGGCAAGGCGATACAGGGCAGTGCGCACAATAGCGGTGTGGCGCTGCATGAGGGCAGTCCCGAGCGTCCCTCGTCACCGCCTCGTCTGCTTGCTCGGCGGCGTCCGGGCGGGGGGTAGCATTCTTATGCCCCGTCTTAGCACGCGCTTGCCATATAAGCCACCCGTCTTGCACCCGAGTCGTTGCGTAGCCGTCTGGGTTGAACCCGCTACGCTTGAAGGTTGTCGCACTGTGCAGTGGATACTCTTGACGCCATGCTGCCTCGAACGATGACCGCTCGTCAGCATCGACTTGAGCGTCTGCTTGCTCGGCGTCACCGCACGATTGCGCGGGAGCGGTGGGGGATGCGGCGATAGCCTCACGCAGAGCGGTTTTCATATCGAAATGATCGACGGCCTCGCCAACAGGGCAGGCTGCATCGATCATAGCGTCGGTCGGCTCAACCGGCACCAGCTTCCATCCTTCGGGCACGGCAGGCTTGCTTGCAAGCAGGGCGCGGAGCGAGTCCAATTCATCGGCGATTAGATTTGCGCTGGCTTTGGGCAACAAGCATTCATCGCTGAAGCCTTTCGCCGCGTGATCTCGCAGGGCAGTCGTGTTGATTTGCTTGTCAGTCATAGCCTCTCCAGCGATCTTGGTAGTGGTGGTATTCATGTCGGGTTCCTCTATGCGGCCTCAGATTGAGCTTGAGAGAATAGTGAATGCTGCTGCAGCCACGACTGGAATTTGCCCATTCCCAGAGGCTGTAAGTCGGTCCACTGAGTGGGCCACGCCATCAGCCAGTCCTGGAAGTCCGAATTCACTGTTCGCCCCGAAACTACTTGGCCGCCATGATTGAGGCTTAACCAACCTAGGAAGTCTTCTAGTTGGCTGCGGTGCTCTCCGGTCTTGGCGCGAGCCCAGCAGATGCCGTGTGTTCCCACGCTTGCCCTCGGCGTCGGCAAGAATCCAGATTCGTTCGCGACGGTTGGCGGCTCCGACATGGTGTCCTCACAGCACTCCCCATCGCGCATCAAACCCCATCGCGGCCAGGTCTCCGAGAACTCGTCCGAGTCCCCGAGAAGTGAGCATTGGGCTGTTTTCCACGAAGACGAATCGGGGTCGAACTTCGCGAACGATCCGCGCCATTGATCCCCAGAGACCGCTTCGCTCTCCGTCGATGCCTGCGCCTTTACCTGCCGCGCTGATGTCTTGACAGGGAAACCCGCCAGATACGACATCAACAATCCCTCGCCATGGGCGTCCGTCAAAAGTCGTGACGTCAGACCAAATCGGGAAAGGTCCGAGAATTCCATCATTCTGTCGTTGCGCCAGAACTTGTGCGGCGTAGGCGTTACGTTCAACTGCGCATACGGTTCGCCATCCGAGCAGATGCCCCGCGAGCACTCCACCGCCAGCGCCCGCGAAAAGAGCCAACTCATTCATATTCCCTCGCCGGCATAGCCGAACAGTTGTAAAAAACGGGCGGCCAGTATTGCGCCGCTCTGCGCTCGTCATGCCGCCGCGCTTGCGATCGGCTTGCGTGTGATTGCGGGTATGTTGCCGATGCGAATGCTCACCTGATCGTGGTTATCGCGCGCAAGGATGGCTGCGGTTGCCGCGATCAGGTTGTGCGTCAGTTGACTTGTCGGCGTGATAGAACGCAGGTATGCGTCTGTTGCCTGAGCGAGCGCGCGGGCAAGCTGGTCTTGTTTCACCGTGCGGGTTCCGATGTGGCGCTTTAAGGCGGCCGCCCGGCGCGCAATGACTGAGCACGCGCTTACACGAGCGGCCATGATGGCGTTCGCTGGCGAGCGTAATAATGCTGAGAATTTCGTGTAGAGCATGGTTTCCGTTCCTTTTTGTTGGTTTTGATCATTGCTGCTATGTGCGTAACGATACCGCAAGAGTATCCGTCACGCAATACCTAATTTCGTGTTTTCATGCAAAGTTCACGGAAGCGCCGCTGTTCCGCGTCGTATCCGGCAAGGTTGGCATGCATCCATGCAGGCGATGCACTACGTTTTGTCTTGCGTTCGATTGCCTCGCGTAACGCGTCGCCTTCGAGCAGCGCATACTTGACGCGCGAATGGCTGACGGAATCGCGCCAGATCACGCCCTTGGCGACGAGCGCATGCAGAGCGTCGCGCACGGCTGATCGCGGGCTGTCATGCAGCAGGTCGCAGATCTCGTCTTGCGTGTAGCGGTAGTTCTGCACCATTGCGCCGATCAGTTCTTCGTGAGCGACGGTTTCGGCTTGGCGTGAGCTGCTGATTGCGATGTTTTTCAATTGGAGCCTCGTGCGGCGTCGATCTTGTCGAGCGCTTTTGCGATGCAACGTGCGCTCATGTTGTATTCGTCACTGGTGCCTTCGTACATTGACCGGTGATCACGAACCGCTATTTCCAGTGCCCGCAAACGCTCGCACTCAGCCTCAAGCGCTGCATAGTCGGAATGGCGCACGTATAAGCCATTGGGGCAGGGCGCCGAACTTGTGCCGAATCGTTGAACTGTCATGTCGTCTCCATCTGTGGTTGTGTGATGCCTGTCTCACGGCGGGTCTGTTCGAGCAATTGCGCCTCGGTTCCATATAGGCGCTCCCATTCCTCTTGGCCGGCATGGATGGCGACTCCATAGCCGCCGATTCGGTGGTGCTGCGGGCAGAGTGGGATCGTGTCGAGATTGCCGCTGCGCTGGCCCCCGCCGGCGAGGTAGCGAACGTGATGCACCTCGGCCGGCGAATCGCCATAGCCAAGATTCCGGCACACTACGCAGCACAGTCCCGCGACGACGCCCATGTGTTCGCGCTCAGCCTTCGTTGCGGCCTTCCGCGCGCGCTTCTTCATCGGCTTGCGCTCCAACTCCTTCGTCGCGCTGCGAAAGCTGCTGAATGACGCGCAGGGCTTGCGCTTGAATGCGCTCGGCTTCAATGCAGAGCGCTTCATCGCGCCCCCGCCAGCAATCCGGCAAACGGATGCGCGCGACCATCGCAAGCAGTCCTACGCGCCTTGTAGACGCCAGAGTATTTGCGGTAGTGACGAGCCGATGCCTGTTTGCGTGCATCGACAAGGTCCGGCTGCGGCTTGTCGCGCTTGTCGCCGGCCCGGTACACCGCGCCCCATAATCCGCTCTTGCAGACCATGCGGTGCCAGTCGCAGATGTAGACCTTCTTCGGCGTCTCGGCGCGCAAGATTCGCAGATGCCGGCGCACGCCAGTCTCGGCGATGCCGACGAGCGCTTCGAGTTCCTTGGCGGTCAGCGCTTCCTGCTGGAGCAGTTCGAGGATCTTGTTGCGCGTGGCGTGGCGCACGCTGTTGGCGTTGAGCTTGCCGGTCATGCTGCCAGGTCCTCGTATCCGGGCGGCGCACTGAGCGGGATTCCGTTCTCGACAAACCACGACTGGACGTATTCCAGAAGGCTGTTCATGCGCTTCTGGCCCATGCTTGCGCTGCTCTCCCTGACGTTCACGAATTCCCCTTCCAGACCGGGAATGACGTCGGCGCCAATGCCGGCCGCAATAGCGTGACCGCTGATGAAAAGAACCTTCCACTGTTGAGCAGTGAAGCGGCGCCCCATATACGTCGCCTCTTTTGCTGCGACTCCGAACAGGTGATGGAGATAGCTGTTTTGTGCGATGCTGCGCGTGCGCTCTTGCAGTACGAGCATGTGACCGTCCGGCCGCTTGTGCACGGCATCGGCTGCCATGCGGCGATTGTGCGGCGTTAAAAAGATCGTTGTCTTATCCATGCGCGCGCCCCTGAGTGGTAACGGCGATGGCTTGCTCGATGGACTCGACGACGTGCAGCTCGCCGGTCCATGCAGCGTGAAACGTCTCCTGATCGGGCGTCAGCTTGCGCGCGCTCGGCGGCTTCTGGCCGTCCTTTATCTCGAGCAGGAGAGTCCGTCCATTGAATGTGACAATCAGGTCAGGGAATCCCTGGCCGATTGTGTGCGTGGGGACAACCTTCGCGCCGATCTTGCGTAAGGCTGCGACGATTTCTGGCTGATTTCGATCAGCCTTGGCTGCGTATTTCATGCGGCTTGTTCCCCCGCGAACAGATCGACTTGGTTATCTGCGATGGCGGCCTTGCAGTTCTCGACTGCGAGCTTGTAATACGAAGACTTTAGCTCGGAGCCGATGCCGCGGCGACCCATCTTTAGCGCGGTATAGACTTCGCTTCCGATGCCAAGGAAAGGCGTATAAACCAGATCATTCGGGTTCGTCCATAATTCGATGGCGCGCTCGATCACTTCGAGCTGCAGCGGCGAGATATGCCGCTCGTCGTCGCTTTCGCGTGCGCTCATGTACTGCAGCGTCTTGGACTGGTTAATGTCCATCCAGACCGGCGAGGCGAAGCGCTGCCACAGATCGACGGGGAAACCATCGGTCGTGTGCGTGACCGGCTCCGGGTTGTCGCCGGGCTTGCGCATGATGACTAGGTAATCGGCGATGCCTTGGCGGCTCATGGCGCTGTCTTTGCGAAGCTGCTTATAGAGCAGGCCGAGAGCCTTTGTGCGCTGCATCGCGACAACCGGGTCTTTCCAGATGCACACTTCGGAGTGGTAGATAAATCCGGCGTCTTGATGCGCGCGGATGATTTCCCCGCGGAAGTCTTTCAGGCCGATATAGCCGTCGCGCGCTTTTGACGTCGGCAGGTTCATGCAGTGGATCGCGACGAGTCGACCGGGCTTCATGATGCGGATATGTTCGGCGATCAGGAACCGGTAGTGCGTCCAGAAGTCGGCGCTCGATGCGTTGTTGCCCATGTCGCGTTCGGAGTTGCTGAACACGAATAACGATTCGAACGGCGGGCTGTAGACGGTGAAGTCGATTGAGTTGTCAGGCAGCGTTCGCGCGAGGTCCACGCAATCCGCGTTATAAACGCTGAAACGGTCTTGGATTTCTTGGTTGATGACGTTCATTTAGTGGCGCTCCACGTTTTTCGCGATCCATGCAGGAATAGTGATAGGCATCGACGGGCGATAGGCTTCTGTGCCACTCGATGCGCCTTGGATTTGCTTCTTCGTGATTTCCATCATATGCGCGACCATTTCGTCGGCCATGACGTTGGCTTGACCCTGCTTGCGCTTGATGTTGTCTTTGACAGCGCCTTCGGTGTCGGCCGTGATGATGTGCACGCCGACCTCGCGCTTCTGCCCGAACCGGTAGCAGCGGCGCACGGCCTGATAGAACTCCTCGAAGCTGTCGTTCATGCCCGCGAAGATCATCCAGTTGCAGTGCTGCCAGTTCATGCCAGCGCCACAGATCGATGGCTTACTGACGAGCACGCGCTTCGCGCCATTCGTGAAGGCCATGACGTTCGCGGTCTTTTGCTCGACAGTCATCGAGCCAGTTACCTCTACCGCGCCGTCGATCATCTTCGCGAGTCGCTCCGATTCTTCGTTTAGGTGACACCAAACGATGACCGGGCCATCGTGCTCGTTGGCGAGGCGCGCGGCGAGCTGCAGGCGTGAGTCGAGACTTGCCTTCTTCGCTTGGCGGCGCTCGGTGAGCGACTGAGCGACGATCGGAAAGAGATGGCCTTCTGGAATGTCGCCACCTGATACGACGTGCTCATGCAGGTTAAGCGCCGGCAGCACATAGCGCGCGCCATCAAAGCCAAGATCGGCAGGGCTGCGGATGCAGATTGCCCACGTCGCCATCCACTCCCAAAACTTGACCTTGCCGTGCCCCTTGAGCCGCCACTTGACGGTGTCGCCGCCGTCGTGCGTGAAGAATGTCGAGAGCATTTCGACGGCGGTCATGACGCCAAGGAATTCCGCCTGGTTGCCGAGTTCCATCCAATCATTCGGGCTAGGTGTGGCGGTGCATGACAGCTTGTATGGCGTGCGTCGGAACGCGTCGGTGATGAATTGCCGCGTCTTGCCGTTGGACGATTTGATGACACTCGATTCGTCCAGCACAACGCCCACGAACGACTCCAGATCGAAGTGTTCGAGCATTTCGTAATTCGTGATGGTGATTCCGTCCTCGACGTCGGAATCGCGCCGGCAATACTTGATCGTGATTCCGATCTTTGCGGCTTCCTCGACGGTCTGCTGAGCCACGCAGAGCGGCGCCGCGATGATGATGTTGCCGCCGGTGTGCTCGTGAACCTTCTGCGCCCACGTAACCTGTTGGACGGTTTTGCCAAGCCCAGTGTCTTCAAACAGAGCCGCGCGCCCGCGCTTGAGTGCCCACTTTACGCATGCGGCTTGGAAGTCAAACAGCGGGCCTACAGGTACGTCGCAGTCGAAGCCGGTCGGAATGTCGGCAAACTGCTTGCTTGCGATGAACGCCTCATAGTTGCCGGGTTCATATGTTGCGCCGGCCGCGCATAATTCGGTTCGGTTACTTGCAATCACGCTCTTTTCCCCGATTTGATGTATGCCCATAGCTCTTTCTTCGCCCGCTCAGCCGCTGCATCGCCGGCCGTCTGCCGCACGCGCTCGACAATCGCCTTGGCCTTGTCGAAATAGCCGCTTCGCCCGTCGCGCACTGCGGCGAGGAAGCGCGCTAAGCAGTCGGCTTGCGTCAGCACCATGGAATAGCCGCAAACGAAACGGTGCGCAGGATGTACCAGCAGCCATGATCCACAGAGCCGTACTCGCTGTAGGCGTCGAACTTGATGCGGATCATGGTGTGCATGGCGGGATCGGTTTAGCGAATGTCCAAACGCTGGCCGCGCACAAGGCGGCAGCCCGGCACTTCGAAGCCGTCTTTCAACGCTGCTGCGATCAGCTTTTTATCGGGCGCGGGAACCGGCGGCAGCGGGTCTGTCTTGTACTCGGCGGGGATGACCGACTCGTCATCGATCTGGACGCTCGGCGGGTTGTCGCGGATCGCCAGCTTGAAATATGGCGTGTCGATCTTCGGCACGTTCGCGAGCCGCATCCCGTCGAACAGGTATTGCTTCACGGACGACGCGCGATTCTCCAGAGCCTTCGCGCGGTCCATCATCGCTTTCGCGTGTGACTTGATCTGCTCTGCGCTCGCTTCGATGTTCTTGATGACGAAGCCGATGTTCTGCGCCTTGGTCTCCAGATCGCCGCTGATCGATTCCAGCGTGTCTTTCAACGTTTCTTCGTCCAGATCCAGCTCGACCAGCGTGTCGGCTGCGGCGCGGTATTCGCGGGAGATCTCAAACAGGTTCAGTGACATTTCGGTTCCTTTTGATTGTGTGTTCTGCGGTATCGGTGCATGCATAAAGATACCATGACGGTATCCTTAGCGGTCAAATTTTTTTGCGTCGCAGGCCGCGCCATTCGAAGCCGCCTTGGCGCTCTGCTTCACTGCTTGGCCGGTGCTTGCACGACTCGGCGCCGCGTGGCGTCTGTGCCGTGTATGACCAACGATTGCCGGTCCAGTAGCTGAACAGGCGAAAGATGGTCTTGCCGTTCGGCTTGCGGCGCACTTCATAGACGCCGATGTGCCGCGGCTTTATGCTCTTGTCAAACCAGTCTGTGAACTCTTGCATGTGAGGTCTCCTGGCTGACGCCGGCGCGGGCCGGCGACGCGGTTTAGTGCGTGGTCAGAATGGGATGTCGTCGTCCATTTCATCGAATCCGCCGCCAGCAGGCGCCGATGCATGGCGCGTCGCTGCAGGTTGCGCTGCCGGCGCATTACGCAACGGACGATGACGCAGGCTTTGGATCATCTTCGGAAGCTGTTGCGCGTTCACCTTCTTGTCGAGGATTTCCGAAGCCATCAGTTCGCTGCTGGCTTCGAAGAAAGCGGCCGGCACGACCTTCGTTCCGACTGATCCGTCGTTTTTCAGGTAGTCCTCCGTCTCGAACAGGATGCCGACCGGCTTGTCCATCAAATCAAGAAAAACATTCGCGTTGAGTTCCTGAACCTGTTGCGTGTCGCGATCCCATTTCTTGACGACCGCTCCGCTTGGCGCGATGTTCTTGACGCGCAAGCACGTCATCAGCGCTTGCAGTTGCTTGAAGCCGAAAAGTTCTTTCTCTGACGCGTTGAAAGTCCAGAGGGTGAAGTTCGCCGTCTGCTTGTCATCGGTCACGAACGCGAAGTCGATGCCGCGCGTGCCCTTGGAGCTTTGAATGTCCTCGGCGCGCGTGAATTGGCCGACGTATTTGCCGATCTCGTTGATGCGCTCGCTACGCTGCTCAGCCTGGCGTGCTGCTTGTGCGTTCAATGCGTACATTTGATGTTGTCCTGTAGAAGTAAGGTTCGTTTGTTCTGGCTGTTCTAGGCTCAGAATTGAGGCAATTAAGCGGCTTGCCGGATGCCGTAATACTCTGCAATCGCTTCGTCGACCGCACGCAGATCGTTCGGAACGCGCTCGTCTTCGAACAGGCCCATCGGGCTTTTTACGGTGTCGCGCCCGCTGTTGCGCGTCGTGAACGTGTATTCGCCGTCGACAACGTCTGTCTTGAGTACGATCGTGAACAGGCCTTCGACCGTGATCTTCTCGTCGAGAAGGCGTCCGATAGTCTTGGCTTTGGTGTGGCCCGAATCAAGCTGTTCGCTGTGCGTCAGGATGTAGACGCGCACGTCATCAGCAAGGTTGTTAGCGGCCGTCAGCACATCCCATGCGTGCTTGCCGATCTCGGTGAACTTCTGAAACCCAGTTTCCGAGCTGCGGCGCATGAACTCGTTCGCGAGCAGATACTGGAAGTCATCGATGACGATCGTCTTGCGCTTTGTCTTCCCCAGTAGGTCGACGATTCGGTTCGCGTCGTCAGTGACGATCATGTTCCCGGTCGTGTTCTCCCTCGACAGATACGACCAGCCTTTAGCCCGAAAGGGCAGAGGCTTCTTAACGACCTGAATCAAAAGGGTCTGCGAAGGGTCCAGATTGCGAAGCGAAGTGCTCTTTCCTGTCCCGCTTTGTCCGATAACCAGCGTTGCTGTGCTCATGGCCTTTCTCCTGTTCTTGCAATTCGTGCTGTTCGTAAAGTTCGAGTTCTTGCTGCCACTGCCAGTCGTCGTCGTCTCTCATGGCCACGCTCCGATGTTCTGTGCCGCGCACCATGCCCCGTATCCAAGGCACAAGGCCAGCGCAACTAGCCAATCAAGCGCGGGCTTCATTAGCTATCTCGTCAATCTCATTGCGCAGCACATTGGCGCGCTTCATGAGTAATGCGAGCCAGCCATCGGCCGCCGCATCCGGGTACAGCGTTTCATATCGCTGCCATTCGTCCGTCAGCTCGCGCAGTAGCGCGTAGACGTCGGGAAACTTCTCGGCAATACGGATCTGTCGATCAAGCGTTACAAGCGTGATCACGTCCGCAATGTACTGGTCGCCAGCGTTGCGCAGATCAGCAAGTGACACATCCTTCGGGACTTGCGTAACTTCGCCGACGCTAGCTGTGACGGTATCCGACAAGTTCAAATTTTTTTCGGCGACGCCGGACTGGCGCGGGTGGAACACCGACGATGACCGTAATAATAACGCGCTTCCCGGCTTGCTTACCGTGTTCATGGTCTTTCCTTCCGTTCGTGGTTTTGGTTTGTGTTTTGTTGATGCTGAAATAAAGGATACTAAAACAGTATCCGTAGTGCAAGTGGTTTCGCGAAAAAAAATGTGCGCTCGCCTACAAACGCATCCACGTCTGATAGTCGGCTTCGCTCAGTCGATCACCTGGCAGCGCTGGCTTGGCATCCGGCTTGTGCGCGTCGCAATACTCGCGGCCTTCGTGCTGCCAATGCGCCTTCACGCGCGGTCCTAACTTGCGGCACACGCAGCAGTAGCGCCAGCCGCCGCGCTCGACCATTGCTTTCGTGATGCGATTCATGGCTGGCCCGCCTGTGAGCAAGCGAGCTGCCACAGCCGCGGATCGGCCTTGGTAATGGCGTCCAA